CTGAGTTCATCTGTGGCCGACATCATAAAATATTTGCTCAAAAGCTTGAGGATATTGCGACAGGCAAGATCAACCGTTTGATCGTTAATATGCCACCTAGACACACAAAGTCTGAGTTCGCTTCAACTTACTTCCCTGCTTGGGTAATGGGACGCTTTCCTAACAAGAAAATTATGCAAACCACTCACACAGGTGAGCTAGCTGTCAGGTTTGGTCGTAAAGTCAGAAACTTGATGGATACCGAAGAGTATGCAGGTATCTTTCCTGAAGTGACTCTATCGGCTGACTCTAAATCTGCTGGTCGTTGGGAGACTAACAAAGGGGGCGAGTACTTCGCTGCTGGTGTTGGTGGAGCTATTACAGGTCGTGGTGCGGACTTGCTGATAATAGATGACCCACATTCCGAACAAGATGCTCTAAGTATGAATGCTATGGAAGGCGCTTGGGAATGGTATACCTCTGGACCTCGTCAACGTTTACAACCAAAAGGAGCCATAGTTTTAGTCATGACTCGTTGGAGTCAAATAGACTTAACACAAAGATTGCTTGATGCTCAGAAAGAACCTTTGGCCGATCAATGGGAAGTGATAGAGTTTCCTGCTATCTTTCCTGATACTGAAAACCCTTTATGGCCAGAGTTTTGGCCAATAGACGAGTTGTTGAAAGTTAAAGCTTCTTTGCCTGGTATTAAATGGAATGCTCAATGGATGCAAACTCCAACCGCAGAAGAAGGTTCTATCATCAAAAGGGACTGGTGGAACGAATGGACACACGATAGTCTGCCTGCCGTTCAGTATATAATACAATCATATGACACGGCTTTTAGTAAGAAACAAACAGCGGACTTCAGCGCCATATCTACTTGGGGTGTGTTTAGGCCATCTGATGATGCGCCCGATTCTATTATCCTACTTGACTGTCAGAAAGGTCGTTGGGATTTCCCAGACTTAAAAAGTAAGGCTATGGAAGAATATAAGTATTGGGACCCTGATATGGTCTTGATAGAAGCTAAAGCTTCAGGTACACCTTTGACACATGAGTTGCGCAGACAAGGTATACCAGTAGTTAACTATTCACCATCACGTGGTCACGACAAACATTCTCGGATGCATGCCGTAGCTCCAATCTTTGAGTCAGGTTTAGTCTGGGCACCAAAGAAACAATTTGCTGATGACATGATTGAAGAATGTGCTTCGTTTCCTTTCTCTGCACATGATGACCTCTGTGATACAATGACTCAAGCCTTGATGCGTTTTCGTGAAGGTGGTTTAGTTTCACTTGGAACAGACTATGAAGATGAAGACAAAGCACCAATAAAGAGGGTATATTATTAATATGATTCAGTTCTATTTAACAGAGTATGAAGTAGATGGCCGACTGAAAGATGGCCCGATAATAATGGCATCTTCACTAGAGGTTGCTAATATACAGGCAAAAGAACTAAAATTAACACTAGTTGGCGAAATGTTTCCTTTATTGGATATAGCCGACCTTAACACACAACAAGTACATTAATGATAGAAAGACAAGACGGCACACCAGTAGTAGCTAACACACCTGAAGAACAAGAATTTTTAGAGAATGTTGATTTAGTGCAATCTCCTGATGAGGAAGGTTTCACTATGATGGAAGATGGAAGCGCTATTTTAGGTGAAGAAGTTGAAGAAACAAGCGTTGGTGGCTTTGATGATAACTTAGCAGAATCAATAGAAGAGTCAGAACTTAACAAAATAGCTTCTGATCTTATTGCTGGTATAGAAGCTGACAAATCATCAAGAGAAGATTGGGAAAAAACTTACAAAGACGGCCTGAAATACTTAGGTATGAAGTTCGATGAAGACAGATCAGAGCCATTTGAAGGTGCTTCAGGGGTTATACACCCTTTGCTAGGCGAAGCAGTAACATCTTTTCAAGCTCAGGCTTATAAAGAGTTATTACCTTCAGGTGGTCCTGTCAAAACTCAAGTAGTTGGTAACTACGATTCTAATGTAGAGCTTCAAGCACAAAGGGTAAAAGAGTTTATGAACTATCAGATCGTTCATAAAATGGAAGAATACGACCAAGAACTAGATCAATTACTATTTTATCTGCCTTTAGCGGGTTCAGCATTCAAAAAAATCTATTATGACGAGACTTTAGGACGTGCTGTTTCAAAATTTGTAGCACCTGAAGACTTAATAGTGCCATATTATACGACAGATCTAGAATCTTGTGGCCGTATTACAAATATTGTTAAATTATCCGAGAATGAAGTCAAAAAACTACAAAATGTTGGTTTTTATCGTGATGTTTCTATAGAGCTCGGTGATGATGCTACAAGAACAAGTGAAGTAAGTGAAGAATTAGACAAATTGACAGGTATGCAACCAAGCTATGATGATGGTGAGGTCGCAGTACTTTATGAAATACATGCAAATTTAGACATTCCAGGCTTTGAGGATATGGGAGCTGATGGTCCAACAGGAGTAAAACTACCATATATAGTTACAATCGACTCCAATTCTAATCAAGTTCTTTCTATTAGAAGAAACTTCAAAGAAGAAGATCCTCTTAAAAACAAAATTGAATATTTCGTACATTTTAAATTTTTGCCAGGTCTAGGCTTTTATGGTTTTGGACTGACACACATGATAGGTGGACTTTCGAAAGCATCTACATCCATTATGAGGCAATTAATTGATGCAGGTACCCTTGCAAACCTGCCTGCTGGGTTTAAGACAAGAGGTATAAGGATAAGGGATGAAGATACACCCTTACAGCCTGGAGAATTCAGAGATGTAGATGCCCCTGGTGGTTCTTTAAGAGAATCTATACAACCATTACCTTTCAAAGAGCCAAGCGGTACTTTGCTTAATCTCTTAGGAATTTTAGTTGACTCAGGTAAAACCTTCGCATCTATAGCAGAAATAAATACAGGTCAAGGAAACTCACAAGCACCAGTTGGAACTACAATGGCTTTGCTAGAAAGATCAACAAAAGTTTTGTCAGCCATACACAAGAGGTTGCATAACGCTCAACGTAAAGAATTTAAAATATTATCTAACGTATTCCAAGAATATTTGCCAAATGAGTACCCATACATGACACCAGAAGGTAATCAAGAAGTTGGTGCACAAGATTTTAATGAAAGAGTAGATATTATACCTGTCTCAAATCCTGATATTTTTAGCACCGCACAAAGAATAGCTATGGCACAAGAAATGATGCAGTTGGTGAACTCTAATCCTCAAATACATGGGCCAGACGGTGTTTATGAATCATACCGAAGAATGTATGCAGCTATTGGCGTAGAGAATCCTGATCAATTACTAGTACCACCGCCAAGTACTGAACCACAACCTATTGAAGCAGGTATGGAAAATAATATGTTATTGATGGGTCAACCTGCACAAGCATTTCCTGAACAAAATCATGATGCGCATATATCTGTGCACATGAGTTTATTGAATACACCACCAGTTCAGTCTAATGCTGCTATACAAGCTATGATCCATTCTCATATCATGCAACATTTACAAATGAAAGCAGATAATTTAGGTATGCAACAGATGCCACCTGAGTTAAAACAACAATACGATCAATTAGAGGCACAGCTACAACAAATACCAGAACAACAACAAGCACAAGTGCAAGCACAAATGCAACAAATGGTTTCTCAGTTTTCTGCACCAATCTTAGCTGAGTTAATGGTTGAATTTACTGAACAAATATCTGCACCTGCTGATGAAGATCCGCTAGTAACAATAAGAAAACAGGAACTTGCTCTCAAAGGTCAAGAACTACAGCAAGAACAACAACAATTTATCGCTGATCAACAAAGAAGAAGAGATGAAAGTGTAAGAGAAGATCAGATTGATGTGCAAAGAATACAAACACAACAAGATATAGCTGATGAAAAAGCTGAACTAACTCGTGATCGTATGGAAATGCAAAAACAGTTAAAAATACAAGATTTAATTCAAAAATACCAAAAGTAACTTATAATACAAAAATAATGAAAATATTAAAAAGGCAAAGCTACAGCAACAAAGGTAGCGTTCCTCTTAAAAAAACTGAAAAAGTATCCGTGAACAC